ACCTTTCTTTCTAAAGGTTTTTTCTTTTTCCAAGTGGAGAATTTATCTGTTTTCTTCTTGGCCATATCCAATATAAATAGTTTACAGTTTGGAGATATACTCTTCTCCAGACATATCTTCTTGATCATCGTCGTAAAGTCCTAGACTTTTAAGATGTTCTATCAGCTTCATCTAACTCCCAATCAGGCTCATCATTACGTGTTTTAACGTAGTCTTCCATTGCCTCTGCTTGTTTCTCTTCTATAGGCGATGCTGCATATAGAAACGAACAATTGTAGCAGAGAAACTCAATATTATCTAAATGAAAGTTTTTTTTGTTACCGTCCTTAAAACTTAGTATTACAGGAACTTTTGTATCGGTAACTCTACGTTCAGCAAAGCCACATTTAGCACAGATCTCTTCTACTAGCCCTTCTATTATTAACCTTTTCTTTATATCTCTGGCATCAAAATGTTCTATTGGTACTCTGCCTTCCAAAAGATCCATCAATGGAATTCTATCTTTACCTTTCAAAGCAAATTTAGGAATGCCTTTACCCTCTTGATTCTTATGAACTTCTAAAAGATTAACTCCTTCATCATTCTTAAACATCCTAGCATACTTCTTATAATGATTATAAGATACATGTAGATATCTGGCCGCTGCCATATTAGAACGGGTTACCTTCTGAGCTCTCAGAATATCTTCCTTGGTTAATATTTTAGATGGGGTGGGCATTAGTAATCTATACCTTCAATTCCTTCTGGTTCTTTATCTGGATCGAAAGGATCGTATTCGTCTTCTTCGTCTTCTAAGACTTGATTAACTTTTTCTTTAACAGATTGAGAGATGGCAGTTTCATCAGTATCTAAGTCAAGAATCTCTAAGTAAGCTTTTTTACCAGCTAATTCCGCTTCTTTAGCAGCGATAGCTCTAGCTTTATCTTGGTCCATAATAATAAGGTCGTTGTATGTATGATCACCAGTACCCTCTACAGTAGTAATACCTACTACAGGTTTTACAGATGAACAGTTAACACAAACGTGGTAACCTAACTCTTTTCTTTTTTCAGGGAAATCGTTCCACATTTCGGGCAAGGAATCATTTCTAATTGCATATATAACCGTTTTAAATTTAATATCTAAATATAAGAATAATAGTTCAGACTACCAACTTTTTTTATAATTTTTTATATACACCCCAAAAGTAATTCTTTAGCCCAACATCTAGTTTAGTCAAGTTACAGTTGATAGCAGTTCCGGATAACTCTAATGTTGTTGCCTCACACCAATTCCATGTTTTATTTTGATGATTTTCATAGAAATCGTCCCAAGAATCAAAATAGTCGTGAACTGCTATATAATCTCCTGGTTTTAATAATTTAGAGTAAATGTCAAATCCCCAAGTTTTTGGTTCAGCATCAATTAAAACTAAAGAAGTGCCTGATGAGGAAATAAAAGGTTCGGCAGTGTTGGAAAGAAAAGGTTCCTTGAAAGCATTTTCAATATAGATATCAGCAAGTTCATATACGTTAGCATCAGGTTTTCCTTGCTCAAGTTCAACAGATAAAATTGGTACAGAAGTAATGGTGCTTAAAAAGTAAGTCAACCCTCCGTAACTAGTTCCTACTTCCAGTATTCTAGCTGGATTAACACTTTCAATGAATGTTTTAAACGGATCGGCAAAGCCAGGTCTTTGCTGAATATTTATATGATTTATCCAGTAACCTCCTATTTCCATTTAAAACTTTTTAATAACATCCCAAACATCTTCTGGTTGTTTAAAAGGAACAGTCTCTTCTTTTTTATTATTTTCTATAGTTATAGTACCATCCCATTCTTTATCTGGAACTAGTTGATAAAGGTACATCTGTATAAGAGCAAGTTGTTCTTTTTTAAAATGCATCTTCATTAGATTCTCTATAACATTAAAGAACTGGTCTTCATAGGTGGTCATATCCATTCCTATTTCTTCAGCCATAAAATCTCTTCTTTCTTCTATTTGTCGGAGCTGTTTTAGCACCGATATAAATAACTTTTTATCCATAGTTTCTTTATCTGGAGTAACAGTTTTTATTCGGTAAGAAAGGGGATGAATCGAAAAGAGTGTTTGTCGAATTCTCTTTAGTGGATTGATCATATATCGGAATCTTCTGGTTCTACATTTGAATCTGGGTTTTGATTAGATAAGGCTTTCCTAATTATCTTATCAAAGTATTCAATATAGATGAAGAATCCAATAATAGTTTTATCTTTTAAATTACGATCTCTTTCTACTCTTAAATCATATTCAGCTAAACCAAGTTCTAATCTCTGTTCTAACTCTATAGCTATATCATTTTGTTGAGTTGCTGTCAGTGAACCAAACTCTGTTGGTATAAACTGAACCTTTACTCCTTTTTTATTAGGATCTTCATTAGTATCAACTTTTAGAAGAAAGGAATGACCTGCAAAGTTGATCTTAGCAGCTTCAGTTACCATACTAACTAATTCTTTAAGTCTTTTCATACTCTAAATATAAGAATAAAATCTGTAATATACAAATAAATAGAATGAAATATTGTTATCAAATAGAATTTAATACATCTTTCACATTAAACATGTCATCTACGTTAATATATGGACACTCGTGAAAGTTATTTTCAAATTGATAATCAAACATGTAAGAATTTATAAGTTGATTTGCTGTAGCAGGAAGTTTAGCAGAAATGTTATTGTGAATTTTATAACCAAAAACTGTAGGTGCTGTTCCTATCCATAAAACAGTAGAAGAAAGTTTATATGCAGCGGCGGCGTGTTGTAAAGAACTATCTATAAGTACTCTCTTTTGAGACATCATAAGTAGAGAAAATAACTCTAAATTAGAAAGAGGTTTATCTACTCTTTCTATATTACCTTTAAGTTGATATCCATCAGGCCTAGTAATTTGAATAATATGAAACTGATTACTAAAGTTATTAACTATTTCCTGAGCAATCTCCATCGGCATGTCTCTAGTCCAAGAGTACGGATAACGTTGACCTTGCATTGGACCTCCATTACTCTGTAACACCATAATTGGTTTAGGTCTAACCCATAAGTTATTGTACATTTTCTGAGGGTAGTTTACAAATAACTGAGGTGTTTGTTCTTTGTAGGGGATTTCTAATAAATCACACCAGTTCTCAATTAGGTGCTTAGATTTATTTATGTGCCCAGTTTGATGATAAGGTTCATGTTTAAATATTATGGTATCCTTACCATCGATGTAGTCTTCATAAAAATACGGAGTTTGGCCTAAAGCAAATACTCTGTCGACAAAAGGGTTATTTAAAAATACTTCTGGCCAGCTAACTACCATGATAAGTTTCCTGTCAGGGTAAGTATTTTTTAACTCACCAATCAAACAAGTCCCTGCTACGTTTTTACCTAAGCCTCCTTGAATATGCCAAATAACATATTTATCATTTTTATTATTATTAAAAGACTTAGTAGTAGGATTAGAAAGAGGTTTATTTTTTATTTCTTCAAATACATTTCTTTCCATTTTAGGAGCAGAATCTTGAGTAACAGGGGACGGTTGTCCCATATTTGCCCAAGGGTTGACTTTAGTAGCCTCAGTACCTGATAGTTTAATCTCTTTTACTTTTGGTTTGAATATTTCTTCTTTTTTTGACATGTTTATATAACTTTACCGAATTTTAATTCTGTTAATGAGTTGTTATGACCAAGTCTATCTTCTGTCACAACATTGAAAGCTAGGCTGTACCTAGAATTTTCTGATAGGTTAGTAGGAACTGAATGAACTAGATATGATGGAAATAGTAATAAAATACCTGGTATAAAAGGAATAGCAAATTCTTCCCATGAGTATTTTCCTCCCGGTTTAGAATTATCAATAGGAGTTTGTACATATGACACATTTATTCCTGCAGTACTTTTATGAAATTTGATAGCAGGGGTTTTTTCATCAGGTGTACCAAAATAAAACACACCTGAAATAATACTATTAGGATGTGTATGCCCGGTATGGTGCTGGCCTTTAGCTTTAACTGAAACCCATGATTGGCTAAGTCTATACCCAGTGGTGTTATGTCTTAGTACTGTTTTCCCGTAATAGTCAACATGTTCCATAATAAACTTAGTAAAGTCCTCACATTCAGTTCTATTTAGAATATAAGTATCTTCTGAATGCCAACCATATTGATCAACTAAATCTCCTTCGTTTAATTTTTGGTCAAAGAAGAACTGGCCAACCTGTGCAAAAGAGTCTGGTACTCTGGTTATGTAGAGAGGTGTTGGGAATAAATCTATTATTGATGATTTTTCATCTATTATAGTTTCTACGGTATCTAACTTGCTTTTGGCTCTTAGAAAGGTAGCTGATTGTTCTTGGTTAGAACACCCACAATCGTTATTTCCACATCCACAGTTGCTGTTAATATTATCCATAAATATAATATACGAATTTAATTTGATTCTACAAAATTTAATGCTAAAGAAATTCTATCAGTATTAGATTCATTTCTATCTACACTATGTTTAGTCCATGCAGGAAAAATATAACAATAAGATTCTTCCGGGTTTATAGATAAGTTTAGTGATGAAAATTTAGATTTATTTCTATATTTTCCTAAAAAAAATTGTGAATTATCAGACCTTTCTATAATTAAATTTCCTGTATTTTCTTCTTGTACTTGAATATAGTAAACTGCAGACAAGATACATTTTTGATGATCATGAGAAATATTATAATCTCCTTTTCGGTTTATATTAAACCAGAAATTACCAATTTCTAGATCATCTATGTTAGTTATTTTAGAACATTCTGTCACTACGTATTCTTGAAGTAGTGAAAAAAGATCATTGATTGCTGAAGGGTATGGTCCTTCAAGATCACTAGAATGCCAACCACCCCTATTTGAAATGTAAACTCCTGGAGATTTAGATTCTACGCCGTATATATATTCAGCTATACTTTTATTATCTATCCCTTCTATTTTTAACTTCCAAACTGGTGTGGTAAATAATTCGGTAAATTGAGATTCTATTTTCATTCTATCTAAAAGGTTCTCCTCCTGTCCAAAAAACTAATGCTTTTCTTTTACCCCTTGTTATTGGAGTAACTCTATGCATTAGATAAGTTGGAAAAATTAAAATATCTCCTTTTTCTCGTGAGAGAGTAACTATAGAATTACTATCCTCATCTGGTTCTCCTCCCATCCAAACTTGAAAATCTCCTCCTTCATATTCATCTGGATCAGATAATTGAACAGTCATGGCAAGTTTTCTTAGATTTACTTGCCCAGAACCTATATCCATATGCCAGGTTAAATGTCCTCCATTTTCAGGATAGATAACATAGTGAATAGGGTCTGTTACATAACTTAAATTAAAGTGATAAGTTTGTTCATTAGCTTTATTAACGAACTCCTCTAAAAAACTGTACAACCCTATAGTTTGTTCACTAGGATGTAAATACGCTATGTCTCTATTGTTAGTACCTTCAGAGACTGTGTTACCATGTTCTACTATACCAGTTCTTCCTTTTTCAAATTTATAATCCTTTACAAGATCTTCTAGCATCTGTATTTGATGATCACCGAAAGCTTTAGGGTAATAAGTAATATCGTTGATTGATCTTATAGGTTTAGATAATATAGGGCCAATAAACATATATAATAATTGTATTTAGGTTAAACTTTTTTATCAACTACAGGTTTATGGTCAAACCATCCTGTAAGTATATATTTTGTTTCACTTTCTGATACTACTCCTTTATGTAAGTAGGTCCAATCAGATGGCCAAATTACTAATTTGCCAGCAACTGCTTCTTCGAAATGATTTTGAAAATAAAATTCTGTCTGTCCACCATCATAGACAGTATTTAAATACACCATCCATACTAAAAGTCTTTCTGAGTGAGCTAATCCTGCTCTTTCACAATGGTATTGATAAAAACCTTCTCCAGGTTCATACCTCTGTAAATTAAATAGAGGTGAAAGTTCAAATGGATCTAAATTTTCAAATGCAGTTACGTATCTGTTTGCATAAAAATAGGATTGATCAATAAGCTTAGGGACAAGCTCATCGAGAAGCTCGCCCCAAACTTTATGATCTTTCATATTGGGATTAAAAGTTAAGTCAGTAGATTTTTTAGCACCAGTAGATCCTATTGAACCTGCTGTGTTACTAACTCCTGGAGATTTATCTGGAGATTTTTCGAATTCCTCTATAAACCTTTGACATAACTCTGGAGATAAAAAATTATTTCTCCTATATAAAAACATAAATTAGAATCCTGTTTCTGGATCAAAATTAGCAGCCTCTCTTTGAGCTTGGTCTATTTGCTCCTGTCTTTGAGCTTCTTCTATTTGCTCCTGATTTTGTGCTTGTGCATTCTGTTCTATCAGTAGCTTTTCTTTGGCTGTTTTAAAATCTAATAACTTACCGTCTGATGTTTTTAATCTTTCGATAGTTCTTAAAGGACCTACAGCATTGATAACTTCAGCTGGTCCAGAGTTTGGTCCTAATGATTTTACTCTATTTTGTAGAGATAATCTATATGACTCTGCTTGATGAGAATTCACATCTTGTGTATCAAACGAACCGTCTTCCAATTCACTTTTAATTTGAGACCAAAGTTTTAATTCTCTAATACGGTCATGAGCTGTTTGCTCTAGATTAGCTCTTGCAAAAGTGTTCTGATCTAACTGAACTTCTAGCTCCATAATTTTAAGCTCATCAGCTTCCTCTTGAGCTTCTCTCATTCTCTTTTCTAACTTGAGTCTTTCGATAGTATTTAATCTAATATCGAATGAGGCACCGATGATAGCTTCAAACATACCATTTTGTTCTCTAACAGCTTGCCAGTATTTAGAAGCAGCAGTAGGATGTCTTCCATCATTTAAAACTGAGATTCTCATTTCAGTTTCAGTACGGAAGATTTGTTTTTTGGTCCAAGTATCAGTGAGCTCTTCTCTCATTTTAACTAGGACTTCTCCATCTTCTGGTTTTAAAACCGAAAGGATAGGTTTAAGATCATCAGTAATTGTAAGATCTTGGATAGTTTTTTTATCTGTCATAACAAAATTTAATTATATTTAATAATATAGTGATTATTTTTTAATTTACAAACTTTTATTTATAAAGATCCTGTTGGAAGAGTAATACCAGATGGTATATCTGAACCAGAAGGAAGTTCTGCAATAGAAGCTGATAAAGCAGTATTTACTAAAGATTGAGCTTCCTCTAAGGTTTTTTCTACAGCACCAATTCTAGCAGCCCATCCAGTATTTTCTGTTACATAGATATCTCCAGGATATCCTGAGATGTGGCTAAGTTCATTATCCTCATGAGTAATGAATCCTCTACCTGTATTTGACGCTAAGTAATATTTTAAAGCCATGATTGAATTATTTAATTATAAATATAGGATTTTAATTATTTCTACAAGGGTCTAGAAAACTAAATTCAGGACCATAATTTTCTATAACACTTCCTTGATTGCAGAGGAATTTAGTATCTGCAGATCCTGATCTACTATATACAATAGGCTGACATTCTCTGAATTGATAAGTATTTCCGCCTACATAAGGACCACCGGCACTCCAAGCTTCTTCTATGAACCTACCTCCTCCTGCTGCACCTCTTCTACATCCAGGAGTGGTACCTGTATTCCATTGACCAATTCCATCATATCCACAAAAACTGCAGCCGTTAAACCATCCCATCTCGTACCGTCCATCTCCTATACCGGCACCAAATATTACCGGTTGTGACATGTTAGGAAGAGCAGAATATCCACCTCTAATACACCAAGACTGTCCTCCGCATCCAAAGCGGAATCCAGCATAATAGTTGCCCCCGAATACGCTTGATTCGGCAAGTCAACAGCCTGCAGGAGATGAATATAAAACGTGACACCATCTCCAGGAACCGTTACCCCAACATGCAGCTCGACATCAACATTGATTTCCTGGGTATTGAACATCAACAGTTGAATTACCTGAACCTACGCTACA